AACAAGCAGGCATTAATAAGAAATTTACACCAGGACTATATGATCCAAAGTCAAAAGCGTCCATTAAAGACTGTACTCCTGTACCTGTACCTGCATAAGGGTCAAAATACCTTAATATTGCTGGTGGTGCTTCGTAAAATATCTTTCTTACCTCTATACTACCGGTAATACCTTCATCTAAAGCCCATTGGTCCATATCGTACTCTTGAACATTCTTCGTAGTATTAAGTGAACCAGTATATCTTGTAGTATATCCTCCTACTTCAGCTTCTGTACCATAGTTCTTACTAATTTCAACTACTCTCTGTAAAGAAGAGTCTATTAATTTATTATTAAAGCTACTTCCTGTACTAATACCTTCTACACTTAAGTAGTTTTCACGTATTTTGTATTGAAAGACTTCGTTTCCGTAAGTAGTAACAGCTTCTTCGAAACATGCAAAGAAAGATCCGTCTTGTAACTCTACATCCATTAAAGGAAATCCTAGGCGAGTACCACAAAATTTAGCTACCTTTTCAGCATCTGCTTGGAAAGAAGTATCCGTATCATAAAATCCGAAAGGTGTAGAGCCAGTTGTAAAAGTTGCACTACCGTCCCATATAGTAACATTAGCCATTTATAAGAGTTTTATATAAATAGCCAAAAAAAAAGAGGCCCGAAGGCCTCTCTTTATACATATTCTAAGTAATCTTAGATCTGAGATAAGTCTGAGATAAAGATTTTTCCGTAGAATTCTGGTCTGATCATCTTCTTAGCGTAACGAGTCATTAAACCTTTACGTGGAGTGAAGGTTTCTGGATCGTATACTAGAGGAGTCATCATTAATGGTACGTAAGGTGCATATACAGCTCCTGTTTCTAGGAATTGTGAACCTCTAAATCCTAACAAGATTGTATTTTCAGTCATATAAGGATTCTTATATACTTTAAATCTGTTAGCTAGAGATCCTACTCTCTGTACGCCCATGTTGAATTCAGCCTGATCTCCGTCAGTAGCAGCTGCATATCCTGGAATAGATTCTAAGATTGTAGCAACAGTTGGAGAACATACTAGGAAGTTAGCTCCACCTCTTAACGTTTTCTGGTGAATTTTGTTAGATACTTTTTGGATTTTAGTACCAAGAGTTTGGAACCATTGTCCTTGAGTATTGTAGAAATCAGATGTGTCAGTTGACCAAGCACTTCCGTTCCATACTTTGTTGTTTTCAGCAGACCATCTTTCAGTAGTTCTTGCATCCAAGATCAACATATCAAGAATCTCTAGATCGATTTCCATTGAAATGTATTCACTTAGTAGTGAAGTCAATTCAGCTTCTGCATCGATTGAGTGATATGCGTTAAGGTCTTGAGCAAATTCTGGAGTCCATTGTGCTTTTAACTTACGTGTTTTAGCAACAATTGCTTCAGAAGCAAGATTTACGTCAATTTCAGGAATTCTGATTGATGTATCTACAGCTCTATCAGAGTTAGCTTCAAAGTCTCCTCTGTCGTTATCTACTGGTTGAGTTTGGTATAATACAGTCGCATTTACTGAAGATACAGTAAGGTTTGAAGCAGTAACAACGAATGTTACAGCATTTCCGCTTACAGTAGTTAATTCAGGGTGAGATGTAACGTCAACAGAAGCAGATAATACTCTAAATGCTCTTGCAGCTAGATAATCAGCGTTATCAGATCCTGCGAAAGTAGTTGTTAAAGTTTTGAACTGTCCAGTAGCTAGATCAGCATTGTAGCCGATAGAAGCTGAAGTAGCTGCACCTGCAGATGTTCCAGCAAAAGCTTTAGACGAAGAATTGATAGTATATCCGAATTGTCCAGCGCCATAAAGACCACCAGATACGTCTACATCAACTCCCATTTTAGTTCCAGCTTCAGTTACATTACCGTATAAGTTTCCACCGTCAGCACGTCCTCCTACTCCGTCTCCATATTTGAAGTCTAGGTAGAATACTAGCCCTGAAGGCAAATTCATTGGTTGTACTGATACAAAGTCTTGCGCTACGATTTGAGCGAATACTTTACGTACTAATGGTAGAGCAACACCTGCCCACTGCTCGCCATCGCCAGCTGTGAAGGTTCCAGTTGAAGTACCAACGTTGTTGGCTTCAGCTACAATTTGTTTAGCTTGGTTTTCAAGGATCATAGCCATGTTACTAGCTACTCTCTTATCCTCGATACCTTCTAACAAACCAGAAGCTTGCCACTTTTCTGCTAATCTAGCAGAGTCAGCCTGTAGGCTTTTGTAAGTGTTTGAGCTCTCAAGTAAATTTTTAATTTCCATGATAAAATTTAAGTTTAAATTATTTAATTATTCCTGCTAATTTTTGCATTCTACGAACAGCATCAGATACTTCACTAATTACTTCAGGTTTTCTAGCTGTAGTTCCTGTAGCTTTAGATGCCATACCTTTATGCTCTTTAATAGTAGTCTCTTTCTTTGTTACCATATTTTCACTTACGGTTTCAAATACTAATTTCACTTCTTTTACTGTTTCAGCTTTATCGAAAGCAGCAATAACGTTAACTTTTTGAGACTCATTTAAATTATTAGCTTTAAATATTTTGTTAACGTATAAAAGTTTAGAGTTAAGAAGATTAGTTTCATGAAGATCTACTTTAAGCTGCTCGATAGTTTCAAGAGCTTGCTCTAGTTCTTTATTAGTTACTTCTTTAACTGTTCTGTTGACATTTTTATGTTTGTCTTCTTTTGATTCAGCATCTGCTGGGACTTGAACTGAAGTATCTTCTTCAATACTTTCGTCTTTCTCGTCTTTATGAGCTTCGTCCACGTCATCGTGATCATCAGCTTCACTAACAGATTCTAATTCTCTTAGAAGTTCATCTAAGTCAATTTCTTCCTCGTCAGCAGGTTCGTCAACAGGAACTTCAAGTTCTGCTTCGTCTCCCATACCTTCGATATCACCGCCGTCCATATCGTCTGCCGGTAATTCATCGTCTGCTCCTGCTCCCATTTCGGTAGCAATTACATCTCTGATAAGATCTTTAAACTGATCAACAGTTAAGTCCCCTATTTCGTCGTCACCTTCTGCTCCTTCAGAGCCTTCAGCGTCTTCGATGTCAGCTTCAGCTTCGTCATCTGATTCTTCAGAGTCATCCTCTACTTCGTCTTCTTCAGCTTCGTCTTCTGCTTCTCCAATACCTGTAAAGTCTTCCTCTACTGCTTCGTCTTTGTCGTCGTGTCCTTTTGCTTCTTCAACTTCATCTTCATCGACTTCGTTTACTACTTCTTCATCTGTGGATTTATCTTCCATCTCTTGAAGTTTAGCAGCTAACATGTCTTTTAGATGAGGAGTTAAAGTCTCTTCTAGGGCTTCTTTAGCGTTAGCAATAGCGGCTTCTCTTACAGATTTAGCTTCAGCAATAGCTTGCTTGAATAAATCTTTGTTTGCCATTATAAAAAATTTGTGTGGTTTCTGTAGTTATTAAGAACTACAATAGAAAATTATATTTTTTGATACAGTATAGTGACTGTATATTCTTATATAAATATATACTAAAATAAAAAACCCGACAAAAAGTCGGGTCTTAAGTGTAGCGGTGTGAGATTCTTATGAATCTAATATATCTTTTATTTCGTTTTTAAAAGCTGCTTCTTTAGTTAGCTTAGTTTCTTCTACTCCTTCTTCGTAGCCTCTTCCTTTTTCTCTAGAATTTCTTTTAACTGAAGTAAAGTCTTTGTCAAATCTTTTCCACATCTTACAAAGTTTGTTATCAGGCTTAGCGTCACAGTAGTCCATTGCTGACATTCCTCCTTTGACTGCTGCAAATAGACCTGCTCCATATGTAGCTGCAATCATTAGAGCTTCAGGGTTTTGTAATAGGTCTAGAAGATCAGTAGCAGGTGCTTCATTAAGGTCTGCTTCGTCCATGTCTTCTTCCCCTTCACTGTATTCGTTTTTCTTTCTCTTACCGTGAACATGTTCTTCAATACTCTTAACATCGAGCTCGTTGATAGGAATATTTTTTTGTATTCCACTTTCTTTAAAGTAGACATCGTAATGAGTTACTTCATGCTTTCCTTCGGCATTTTCTACTAAAGTATGTTGACCTGCGATACATACTCCATATCCGTATGTTTCATGTACTACGTGTGCTGCACAGTCATGTGCAAAGCCTGGTCCGGCTTCGTCTACGTTTTCTTTTTTAGCTTTTTTACCTTCAGCTATGAAATTTCTTAAATTAAAGTTGCTATATTCGCTCATGTTAAATTCTTTAATGTTTATATATAAATATGTGTTTTTTTATAAAACGTTATGCTCTTAGTATGTCGTTAATAATTAAATCTAAATTTTTATATCTAGATACTTTTTCTGTACCTTCTTGTAATGATATAGGATTCATATATGCTCCATGTGTTGAAGGATTAGAAACAAAATCCCAACAGACTAATTCAAAATCTGGCTGTACTTCTAATTGTCCTTCGTTTGTCTGATTTACTGAGCCTGTACCTCTAGATGAAATACCTATTGTGTGGCCTGCTTTAATGATTTCTTTTACAATATTACCTGCTGGGGTGTTTAGTAGTTCAACCTTACCCATTAGGTCGTTTCCGTCCCACCATAGCTCTTTAACTATATGAGAAGCGTTCTTAAGAGAGACAACAGGAGACTCAGGGTGATCAAGTTCTCCGAATGCATTACCGTTCTTAACAAATTCATCAGTATACTTCTTTGCTTCTCTCTGTAATATATCTTTTGAGTATACTCTTCCATTTTGATTTTCGGCTACTGCTCTTTGCATAATACCCTCTACCTCAAATACTCCTGGTCTACTTTTGGATTCTTTGATAGTTGGTCTGAACGGCGTAACGTCTACTAATAATTGTGCCATATATTAAATGTTAGGTGTAAATACTGTATGTTTAGCATCTCCTATTTCTTCTATGTCGCCTTGCGCTCTTGCTTGTGCTACTAAATTAGGATCTAACCTTTTAGCTTTAGGTAACTGTAGATCTTGTGTAAAGCCTTTTTTAGTTACAGGACGTAGATCTAGAAGGAAAGCCGATTCTATAGAAGGGCCAATAAATTGTCCTATCTTTAAACCTTCATCATTCTCGATACTTTCCATATCATTGTAAACTTTTTGAATCTTATCTCTTACCTTACCGTAGAAAGATTCTACTTCAGTAACGATATTTTCCAGTGAGTTAATAACGTTCTGTGCTCCTGCATACGCTCCAAAATCTTCCATCTTTTGAGATAGTCTACCTGTAGCAGCTTCGTTTACAACGTCCTCGTTTAAAGTCTTCTTTATAATAGACTTTATAGCTTCTTTTAATTTATCTTTTTGATCTTTTTGCTTTTCTTTATCTTTTTTGTCGTAGGCGGATTTTTCACCTGCTTGAGAAGCTTGTTGATGAGCTCGTTGCATTCTTTTCATTGCATAGCCTTCATCTTTACCCGTTGCTTTTTTAATAGCGGCATCTTTTGCAGCCATATAGTCATCTCCATCGATGTCTCCATCTCCGTCATGATCAGTTCCTTTCTTTTCGCCCATATCAGAAGGACCTTCGTAGTTATTAGAAATATACTCAACAAATTCAGATTCGATATCTTCTCCTCCTAGAAGATCATCAGCATGGGTTCTAATAAAGTCTTTTATTATACCTACAGTAATGTCTGGATAATTAGCTCTTAATGCTCCTACTACTTTTCCTAATAGTGCTTTTTTAGCATCTTCAGACATTGGTGGGTTAGGATTTACTACATCTTCGTCTTGGTGAGGAAAATCATGATCGTAAGAATCTAAGTCATTCTTAGCATCTTCTTCTTCATCTTCGTTTACTTCTTCTTTTAATGTAGCTTTTTTAAGTCCGTTAAAAGTATCTACTGTACCGGCTCCCCTTTTAACTTCTACTTCTTTATCATGTTTATCTACTTTATTAGATTCACCTGATAGTAAGTCTAGATAATGAGTTGCGTTTTTCTCTAAATTACTTTTAGCTCTTTTTTCAGCTTCTTTGAAATCTACTCCATCTATTTGAAGTTCTGCTCGAATACCTCTATCTAAAGCATCTAAAGAGTAGTTAAGAGCAGGTTTCTCATCATATACAGGTGCCTTAGCCTCTGATTTCTTAGCTTCGAAAAGCATTTGTTTATTTTTAAGTATCTGTACAGCTGAATCGAATCCGTCAAAGTTTGAGATATACATAGGGTATTCTTGTCTCATTTGACGTACAAATTCAGACTTAGCCATTCTGCCTTCGTTGACTGCTTTATACTTTTCTGTTACGGTTATAGTTCTCATAGGTAATCGAATCCTTTAGTATGTGATGGTCGCTTTGGGCGACTTACTTGTTTGTATCCCTGTTTTTTTAATGTCTTTTTTGCTCTATTTCCTTTCCCAAAAGCAAACGGTGTTGCATACTGTGCTCCTGTTCCAGGTGTAAATGAAGCTCCTCCTACGTTAGTAACATTAGCTTCGTCTAATTCTTTTAATACTTCTCTAACTAAAGATATCAATTCAGATTTCTTCATTATAGAGTTTTTAACTCATTTACTAGGTCATAATATTGCATTAGATTGATTAAATGAGTATCAGTAACCTTTTCTTTATTTGAAATAGGTTTAATTGCTTTTGATACTTCGTCCAATTTAATCTTAACTATATCATTTTTAATCTTAGAAGATAGGTTTATTACTAACTTAGATATTTTGTCTAACTCTTCGTTAACTATCTTATGTAAACGTTTAGTAGAATTTACTGATGTGATAAACTCTTTAAGTATATTTTTTTGCTCGGGTAACAAATTTTTATAATTATCATTGAACTTCTCAAGCAAAATTTTAAAAGTAAGTAATCTTAAATCTTTATCATATTTAGAATACTCCTCTATTAATGTATCTTTTACATCAGATGACTTTTGTGGAGATGTAGTTAAATGTTCTAATAAAGTTGTTTTATGGTCAACTAAGAAATTAGGATCTACTATATCTGCATTATTCTGTGCCTCTAGTAAACAGTATAAAGAAGCTAGTGGTTTATAATCTCTTACTTGTATTGCAAAAAATTCTTCAATATTATAGCTTTCTTTAATATCTGATATAAGGTTATACTTCTGCTTCTTAATAGATTTTTGATCTAACTTTCTAGATATTTCAGTAATAGTAGAGAGAATAGCCTCTGCTTTATTTTGCTTTACCCCACTGTTTTTTAGTATAAACTCATAGAGTTTAAATTCCTTTGCTAGGGCTGTCCTACGGGTAAAGTGATGCTTAAGTATTTCGACAGCAGGAGAATCTTTTTTATTAAGAGTATCTGCTGCAATCTGTTTTACTAAAAGCTCAAATATTAAACCAGTATTACGTAGTTTAGAGTGTTTTATCTTCATTATATACGTTTACTATTATAAATATGTATTAATTACCTAAATCTTTAATATTGCCTTCTTTGAGCATATCAGGCTCGGTCTCAACCTTTTTGTCAAAAACCATATTTTTAAGTAAGTCTTTGTTTTTATAGTAAACTGCTTTAGTAGTAGAGTTTTCCATGACGTTTTCATTATCGGATGGATAACCTCCTTTCATACCGTGAACTCCTAAAGGATCACGTCCTCCAATAGGGTTCTCAGTAGTACCGTATATTGAAGCTTTTTCTTGAGGTCTTCCTCCTTCTGGGCCCGGTTCTCCATATCCAGGAGTATCGGAAGGGTCTTCATATCCTGCCGGTACATCGCCAGGTGATCCTCCTTTAGGTGTAGATGTAGCTCTTCTACCATACATTGATGCTAAGTCATGAGGAGTACCGTAACTCATACCAGATTTAGCTGGATCGTTACCTTCGTTTTCTACCTGTGCTATTCTGAATAAACGTTTAGAGTCTTCTCTAACTAAATCTCTTTCCTGTATGTATTGATCCTCAGATAAACTAAATATCTTCTCATAGATATAATCAGTAGAGAACATCTTAGTATCTTTCATCTGAGCAGCTAAGTCAATTTTTTCTTTGAGTAATGCTACCTTTTCCTGTTCAAATATTATTGAAGGAGTAGTTAATTTAATTTCAAAGTTAGTTAAACTTTCTCCAGTGAAGCCTTGCGTGTATAAATGAACAAGAGCTATCTTAGTCAACTCAGATTCAACGATTCTTTGAATCCTTTCTACTGTACGTGCAAATCTTATATCTTCTGCTGCTAAAGTAGCTTTACCATTTAAGTCTCCTTCGTAACCGAAATATGCTTTAGGTATCTTTAGAGCAGCAAATAATTTTTCCTGTAGATATCTAACGTCAGTTACACCGTCATATTCTAATCCTTTAGTAGTTTCTATTCTAGTAGATGAATCTCCTCCTCTTACAGGAAGGTAGAAATCTTCCATCTGATTCTGTAAATTGAATCTTAAGTTATATTGACCATCTTCTCCTACATAAGGAGTCTTTTTCATTTGATTGATAGTCTTCTGCATAAACTGCTCTACTTCATTCGGTGGAATGTTTCCTACATTTATATAAAACATTCTCTTCTCAGGTGCTCTCATTATACGATGTATTAACATCGCATCTTCCATAAGAGTAACTTGTTTAAAAATCTTTCTAGCAGGTTCTATATAAGAACGTCCATAAGGTAAGTAGTTAGTATCAGAGATTAATCTAAAGTGGGCAATCTCAAAATTGTCAAAATTTATTATCTTTTTATTTCTCTTAGGAATATAGTTTGGATCAGAAGTAGCTGCTAATCCGTCTGGATCTAAAGAAAATGATACTTTAGAAGGTTCATCTGGATCCATTCCTTCATATCTAACCATATGGTATACAGTATAAGGAAGTACATTATATACTCCAAACTTTTCAGCTATTTCTAATTTAAGGAAAAAGTCACCATACTTACACATATTACGAATCCAAGACCAAAGGTTAAATTCTATATTTAATACGTCGTAAAATAAATTATAAAGTATCCTTTGTATATTTTCATCAGATGAACTTATATTTAATAGCTCATTTTGATCATTTTTAACTGTTGCCTCATCTGCTATAATATCTAATGCTGATGCTATAATAGAATCAGTATCCATAGCTTCATAATCAGAGTAAAGCTGTATACGAAGAGTTTGATAGTTTAGATTAGGATTAAATATATTTTTATTATTATAGATATATAACCTACTAAATCTATCTAAAAGAGAGTTAGTTTGAAATTTACCAGAAGTTTGAATCTGGTTTATATCGGCTACTTTTATTTGATCGCCACCGACGTTTCTTACGACAACATCAGTTGCAAAGACTCTTTTAAGCCTTGAAAATAGTGAGGTATTAGCCATTAGTATACATTTTTATATAAATAGTTTAGTTAAAATAACCAGGATATATCTTCTTCACCATTCCTAGTCTTAATAAGATACGGATTTTCTCTCTGATTACCAACGCTTTTCATTACTGCTTTGTTTTGTGCGTTTAGATTGGTAAAGGATGAAAGTTGTGCTCTAGCTAAGTCCATTCCTTGTTGTCTTAATCTCAGTGCAGTATCCCTTACATATAGTGCAGTTGCAACAGACATAACAAGATCATCATTATATCCGTCTTGAGCTTGAGCTTTTCCGTTTTTCCAGATAAATACTCTCATCTCTTCTAATAATCTTTTAGATTGAATAGTAACTGATTTGTCTCTTACATACTCCATTAACTTAGCTATTACTAAAGGTCTTGTTCTTGCTGACATAGTGAATCCAGGTACTAGTTGATCTCTTTCGTACTTAGACATATATGATTCAACAGTATCTAAATGGTTTTTAGGTGAATAGTATAAGTTTCTATACTCTCTAGCCATCACTTGTTCTATAGTAGACCATCCGATATTTGCGTTTTCTATTACTAGTAGTGCATCGTTATACTCAGATGCTATTCCTACAAGTACGTTACCGAGTTCTCTAGGTGATAGTTTACCTTTATATTCTGCAACCTGTACACATGATTCAATATCAAATATGTGAAATGCTGAGTAGTCAGTTGAATCTCCTCTAGATACATCTGCAACAACCATATAGTCTTTTGTATAATCAGCAGGTTCCCATATCCATAAATTACCGTCTACTCCTCTTCTTTCTGCTGCTTCCTTGAGCCAAGTGTTTTCAATAAACATCATATCATCTGGTTCAAATACTGTATCCCCTGAAGCTAAGAAGTCACAGTCACATTCCTGCCCAGCCATCTTAGGACCTAAGTCAGCATCTTGTTGATCTCTCCATTTTTGATCTCTTTCAGGGTGTACTGTCCATGGTAGTCTTACAGGCAAAAAACTATTTTCACCTGATTCAGCTTTTGCCCAAGTTTGATGAAACCAGTTACCAATACCGTTAGGAGTAGATAGTGCCATACATTGACCACCCGTCGCTAAGGTCTGTTGAGCAGCTGTAAAGGTGTCATCTACGTTATCAATAAAGGCTGCTTCATCCATTAATAGTAATGATACCGCTTCAGATCTTGCAGCATCCGGTGAAGATGATTTAGCTTGTACTTTAGATCCGTTTTTCAATCTAAGAGATAATTTATTCTTTTCAACTGCTGTCAGTCTTAACCACTTAGGAAGTTGATCGTACATAAAAGTAACTTTGGTAACTAAGTTACGTGCAGTAGCTTGAGTAGTTGCTAGAGCTAGTACGTTTTTATCTTTGTGAAATATCATTAACCATAGAGAGTATCCAGAAGCTAAAGTAGATATACCCAACTGTCTTGACTTAAGAGTAATAAGGTATTGGTTATCTCTAAATAATTTTAATACTTTATCTTGAAAAGGGTACAGGTTAAATAGGATACGACCTCTAGTAGGGTGCTGTATATAGCAATACTTTCTCATAAAGTACGCCGGATCTTTAGCACACTTAATATATTCTTGTGCTATTATTTTTTTTATGTCCTGTGCCATAACTAATTTATTTGATCAAATTTTTCTATCTCTAAAGTACCTTGAATATTACCATTATTACGTGCACTTATTTGTACTGAGTAAGGTACTCCCTGCTTAAGTATAGTAAGCTTAATTTGAATAGCTCCAGCTTCAACTGAATCTCGTATTGTAATATCAGAGTATTCACCTCCTCTGTTGTATAGAACTACGTTTGTTCCCCTAGGGAAAGATTCTACTTTAGCATTAGACCCTGATGATTGTCCAATTATCTTAAAGAAGCCAGGGTTAACTTTTGTTAAAGATAATGCAAATCCTGCCAGGGCAACTACTGCATCATCTACTTTTTTTGATGGAAAGTTTCTAAATAAAAATTCTATAGCTTTAAGAGCAGCATACTTACCTTTAAGTTTTCCTGAATCAATATCATTTACAGATGGATTATCTATACTATAAACTATATGTTCTGCTCCTCCTACTAATTTAGAAACTTTATTTCTAAGGTCCTGTATTCTTTTTCTTAATGAATCTTCATCTAAATCGATCTCATCTTTAGTAAGGTTATAATCAGTTTTTACTTTAGCAAATTTTTGAAGGAGTCCTTTTGCTTTCCCTCCTTGTGCTTTTTCTTGCTTTAACGAAACTGCAACTAGCGGTTTACTTTTTGATCCCCATTGCTGATCAACAGTACCTGATAAAAATAACTCATTTAATATTTCTATATTGTCATAAGAACTGAAATCAGGGATAGCTCCTAACTGAATGTACATATCTCCAGGGCACCATTTATCTGCATTCATACCAGTCAAAGCTCTAGCTTTACTTCTTATTTCGTGAAATACTCCTGAGCGAATTATATTACCTTCTGGGTATTTATCTTTTATACTTAATGCACTTGATAATGGTTGATTAATAAACTTTACATGTACGTTTTTAGGTTCTAAAGCAGATAAGTATTTTAAAACTTTTTGAGAGCTGTTAGAATCTTCTCCAGGTATACCTGCATTAGCTATACTTTTTAAATTTTCTGCTCTCTTTAAAATATTTTCAGTAGTAAATGGAGAAGTAATATCGCTAACATAAAATAAAGATACAAGTCCTTCTTTTACATCAGTATCAGCACTATCTTCAGATGCTGTTCCTTTAATTATTATTTTATATTCTTTACCTTTAAATGTTAGTTCAGCAGCACCAACTGAGGATCCTGCTGCTTTAACTTTTTTGTAATCAGTAATTTCATTTTCTTTTTCAGAGAGTTTTTCTAACTCTTTAAATATTTCACCCCTAAGAGATGTAGAAGATGCTCCTCTAGAAGGAACTTCGGAAAATTGAAGTCTTATACTAGTTGAACCGGTTCCTGTAATATCTCCGTATCCTTTTATATTTGATTGTATAAGGTTAACTAGATCTTTATCTTCATTCAATAGGGGAATAAAACCAAATATAGATTCAAACAAAGCCATATCCTCTTGACTGTTAATGTCAGGATATCCTTTAGTGGTCTTATACGACCATTCTAATATTGTTTTATCTATAAGATTCATTTACCCTTCTTCTCCTGATTCGAAGTCTATAGGCTCATCAGATAAATCTTCTCCGCCTTCTTCTCCTCCTAGATCGCCTCCTAAATCATCACCACCTTCGCCTCCGCCTGCAGCATCATCTCCGGGGAAGTCTCCTCCACCTCCACCGCCTCCGGTGTCAGCATCAAATTCTCCTCCTTCTTCTTCTCCTGCACCGGTCATTGGTGCTTCTTTATATAGAATGTTAAGTTTATCTAAAGCTTGTTGGTAGTCACTTATTTTGTTAATATAATACCTTTTGCCCATTATTTGAGCTTCAAATGTACTACCTGTCCATTTAAGTATATAGTCTTGACCGTTCTTTAAATTTATTCTAAAAGTAGTAGGTCTTGGAGATATCCAATCTACACTTTCCACAAACTCCTTAAAGTCTTCAGTTTGTAGTTTAACTATAGCAGCTTTAACAGTAGGAAATTTAGACAGGATAGTATCAGTAGCGTCTTCTAGGACTGCTCCATTTTCTTCTCCGGGATCTTCTGGTGTAGGTTCTTCTTCCTCTTCTTCAGAAAGTTGATCTAGTAGTGATTCGTTTAAATTTTGTGGAATATTAGTATCTAATACTTCAACTTGTTCACCTTCTAGCTCATCCATTATACCGGGGTCATATTCATCTACACTAAAGTAGAGTATAATTCCATCCGGGTCATCTTGAATTTCGTATTTGATACCAAACATGTCTTCAAGTATTACCTGAGCTTTATTTTGAGATGCAGCATCTTTAGAAATTTTTATATAGAAATATCTATCAGGTGCTTCATTTAACTCAGTTAATACTTCAGCGTATGCTTCTAATATAAGGCTGTTAAGTTGAGTTTTATTCATCTTATGCAAGTTCTTTTACTTTATCTACATGTCCATCTACGTAGGCCACTGACGATACAGCTTTACCCATATCTTTTGTGGTTGCTTTTATTTGAGATGCTATAGCTTCTGCTTTTTTAATTTGAGCAGGGGTAGCTTTTTTTGCTTTGATGGCAGCTTTTTCTAATTTGAATAAACTATCATTTTCACGAGTCCATTTATCTAACTTAGAACTATCTAAATCTTTGTCTTTAAGAAGCTTTTTTCTTAATGCTGTTGCACCAGGACAAATATCAAAATGTTTAGGTTCAACTGCTTCATTTATACCTTCGTATGGAGCACCGTCATTTCTTCCGTAGTTTCCTCCTCCAGCTCTACCGAATTCAAAGTCAATTTTATAATGCTCTCCAATAAACTCCATTACTTCCATAGCAGCTTCGAGTTCATCTCCATCCATCTCCATTGCCATTGCTTTAATAACTTCTATAATATCATCTCCTGAACCTCTAAGTTCAGTTACTCTTTTAA